AGATTGACGGGTACCTGCTTTCGGGCGGATATCCGGTGCCTCTCGCGGGCCCGCCCGCGAACGTCAAGAAGTACTGCATCGATATCGCCGCCGCCAACCTCATCGTGGGCGTCGGCGTCCTGAATGACGACCCGGGCGGAAATGCCGTCATCGAGCAGGCCAAGGCGGCCCGCCGCTACCTGGAGAAGGTGGCGGAGGGCAAGTTCCGGATTCCTGGATACGCCCAGGAAGGCGAAACCGCGCGGCCCCCGTCGGGGAACGTACAAGTGTCGGCGAGACCCAGGCTTGATTGGGAGGGGTATTGATGGCTGGCGCTGGCATAGAAGTATGGCTCAATGAACGGGAATATCAGGCGATTCTTGATGCGCTTGCCCGTGCCGCCATGCCGGACTTAAAGAAGATCGCCGATTTCGCAGGCGGGGAGCTAGATTTTATCAGCAAGGCTGCCTTCACGAATGAACAAGATCCCGTCAGCGGGATAAAGTGGAAGCAGCTGAAGAAACCGCGCAAGGATGGGTCGACGCGGCCCATCCTGAACGCGGGCGGGCAGCTCAAGCGTTCCCTAGTGTGGGAATCGTTTCCGGACGGATCGGTGATTTACGGATCGAATGTGGTCTACGCCCGAATACATCAGCAGGGCGGTCAGGCGGGACGAGGCCAGAAGGCGCTTATTCCGGCGCGGCCGTACATGGGCGTGCCACAGGATTTTGACCGAAGGATTCTCACCGACCCCAAGGTGCTTGAATGGCTGGGCATGGCAGGAGGCGAGTCGTGATTAAAGCAGCCAAGGATTTGCTTGCGGCGGTGGTTGCATTCCGTGTGCCGGAGGCTACTGTAGTGCGCTCCGCAAAGGATGAGGCGCAGGCGGTTATGGCCAGAAAGTGGCCGCTGGTGTCTCTCATCACTAATCCGGGGACCTTTGACGAGTCGGAGGCGCGGACGGTCAGGTTTTACGACGAGACAGCCAAGACTTGGAAACAGCGCTATGTGCGCGGCAAACGAGTTTTGCCGATTTTGGTGCGATGTTGGGCCGAAGGAGAGGAAGCCGCAGACAGTCTATTCAGTCGGATTATCCCGGCAATCCCCAGCCGATGGGAGCATGACGACTTCGCGGGGTCGATAGAGATCGCGGCGGAGGAGCACTCGGACCATACGGGCAACACGGCGAAGCTATACCTGTCAGTCGCCGAAGTGCGGTTCAGCATCCCGGCGGCCATGGAACCGACCATGGTGCCGACCATCGACGAGATAGTCATCGCGACCCCAGAGGTCGCGAGTCCCCAAGTCTAAGGAGGGCTTATGTCGAACAAAACCAAGGACGGCCAGGATAAGGCCGCCGATACGAAGAAAGGGCCGGTGCTCCTTGCGGTCGAGGAGCACGCCAAGCGGCAGAGGCTGACCGCTCCGATCTTCGCCGCTGTCATGCAGTCCAAGGGCTGGGCGAGCGGTAAAAAGGTCACGAAAACAGAGTTTGAAGAGGCTATAAACGCCTTTCTAGACTCGCCTATGGGAGGTAAACGATAATGCTGCCAGGTGTAAGAAATATCATAAAAGACGGCGCCATGGGAGTCCTGGGTAAAGATGCAACGGGCGTCTTTGCCGCTGTCGGTGTCGCCGCTAAATACGGCCAGGGCATCCTGGCAATCACCGATCCTGACAAGGTTGACGAATTGCTTGGAGATGGTCCTTTGCGGGACCTGATCGTGAGCGCGCTGTCCATCGCCAAGACTACGGTCTATGCTGTGGCACTGCAAGGCACCACGTCCGGGACACTTTCGGCGGTTACGCCCGGATCCGGCAATACCGGCACCGGCTCTATCAGTGTGTTGGGGTCGCCCCGGAACGAATATGATGTGCAGGTGGACATCTTAAGGAGCGGAGGCCTCAACAATGCGACGTTCCGCGTTACCGTAGACGGGCTCCCTGGGAAGCAGATCACCGTTCCGGATACCCCTGGAAACTACCTCATTCCCGGTACGGGCATTACTATCTCCTTTCAGCCTGGTTCGACCGGTTTTGCCGAAGGTGACACCTTCTCATTCCATGCGACCGCCCCAGCGGCTACCAATGCCGAAGTGCTCGCCGCCATCGATACCATACTCGCGGCAAAACTCGACATCGAGTGGATCGCCGTGGCCGGCATCTCCAATGCTGCCCTCTGGTCCGCGCTGGCGACCAAGGCTGAGGGCGCGGCCGAAAGCTACCAATACCTCTTCTTTGTCGCCCAGGCGCGGTATAAGACGAGTACTGAAAGCGTCGACGCATGGGTGACAGCTCTTGCAGGACCTGAGCGTGGAACTGTAGCGTCTACGCGACTTCAGGTATGTGCAGGCTGGATTGAGGAGTCTGATCCGAATGGACAGGTTGATATACGCGGACTTATCGGTGCCTACTGCGGCAAGCTCGCCGCGCGGAACGTGCACCAGGGACCGGACGCCGTCCGGTATGGACCTATTCCTGCCGCCACTGCACTCGCCCCCCGCGGGATCAATGACGGCCATATCGAGACCCTCAAAAATGCCGGGTACGTAACAGCCCGCACCATTATTGGACTCAACGGGATATATGTGACCTCGGGGCAGATGATGAGCGAAGAGGGCAGCGACTTCGACCTGGTCGAGCGCCGCCGGGTCATGGACAAGGCTTGCAGGCAGGTCCGCACCGCCCAGCTCGTCTGGGTGAACGACGCGGTCAAGGTCGGAGCCGACGGCTCCCCTGAGGGTATCCAGATGCTTGTTGCTCAAAGCGAGAGCCCGCTCAAGACCATGATCACGAACGGCGAGATTTCCGACGGATATGTCGTAGTGCCGGATGGGCAAAATATCCTATCAACGAAGAAATTGATCACCAAGGTACGAATTGTTCCCCTTGGTAAGATTGCGTATATAGAGAATGAAATCGCGTTCTCTAATCCCGCTCTGGGAGGTAAAGCATGATTAACGGAACCGTCTATGACTTTGAATCGATAAAGTGCCTCTTGCCAACTGGCATGGTACTGATGCTTGAAAGCATCTCCTACAAGGACAAGAAGGACGATGAGGTCATCACCGGGGTGAACAATATCCCCATCGGCATTGGAAGGGGTGAATATTCAGGCGAATGTGAATTGGAAATCTCTCGCGCGGAATATGAGAAGCTTGACATGTTTGCGTCAGCGAGTGGCGGCTTTTACAACATGCCGCCCATTCCCGTCGTGGTGAGCTATGGGCATGCTTTGCAGGTCCCAATCACCGACACGCTCATGGTTCATTTCACCGAGCGCGACTTCAGCGCCTCTAAGGGAGACAAGAACCTGAATATACCGCTCAAGGGAAAACTGACCGCACCCATCGTCTGCAACGGCCGGCCGTCATATACGCCGTACCTGTAATGTAAAAGGAGAAACAAAATGAAGATAGAGAAAGAGCGGCTTGAGGCTTTGAAGAAAGATTATCCCACTGGTGTGTATGAAGGGTCAATCTCTTTTAGCGATGAGGCCGATAGCGTCCATGAGGTGGAATTCCTGTATCGGAAGCCGACAATTGCGGATATAGAAGCTCATTCAAAGTCCGCCCAGCGGAATCCGATCGTAGCGAACCTGAACATTATAGCATCGCTGATCGTATATCCGGAAGCCGGGCCCATCATCGATCAGATAAGAGACTATCCGGCCGCGTATGGGCGCTTTGTGGATGAAGCAATCAGCCCTTTCTTCGGAGCCAACGTTACGGTCAAGAGCCGGAAGCTGTAAACAGTGTCACCCGGATTCGCCTGTTCATCAGGCGGTTCCTGGGTGAGGATGTATCTGGACTTGATCTTGATGACCTTATGGAAAAATACGAGGAGGCCCGGGTTATGCGTGAGTATGATGTGGGTGTTATCCAGGAAGCCATAAGCAAAGCCTTTGGGAGCGGCAAGCGGTGAATTTTACTAGCTCGATCACGTTGATGTTCAAAGATGCGTTCTCCTCTGGATTTCAGCAGGCGCAAAGTAGCCTGGCTGGAATGAAGGGCGCGCTCGGAGAAATCAACAAGAACCAGGAGATGAACCGTCTTGCTGCCGATCTTTCGATGATGACATCCATGACCGAGCCGATGCGTCAGGCACTCTCCGGAGCTTTGGATGAGCCGTCCAGGATCGCGGCTACTTTGGATTCATCCCTCAAAAATATACAGGCTGTCACCGGAAACACCGCCCAGGAAATGGCGGGGCTCCGCAAGGAATTGCTGTCAGTTGGCGGTGCCGCCGTTGCAGGTCCTGGTGCGATAGCGGCCGCGTATTATGATGTAGCATCCGGTGTGACCGATGTTAGCGCTCGTATGGCCACGCTGAAAGCCTCGGTAGCGTTGGCAGAAGCCGGGCAGGCAAATCTGGGTACCGCGACGAATGGGCTTATTAAGGTAATGAACGCCTATACCTATTCGGCTGATAAAGCTGACTTTGTGGCCGATGTCTTCACGCAGACCGTTGGTAAGGGCGTTGGCACGATGGATGAGTTTGTTGCCGCCATGAGCCCCATAGCGGGTCTCACGGCTTCGGTAGGCATCAAATTCGATGAGGTTGGAGCATCAATGGCGTACATCACGAGCAAAGGCCAGACGGCGAGCGCTGCTGGTACGCAGCTGCGGGCAGTGATAACATCGCTCCTTAATCCAAATGCATCCTTGGCCAAAACGCTCAAGACGATGGGAGTCCAGTCGGGATCTGCCATGTTACAGCAATACGGCCTTGTCGAATCGCTCAATCTGATAAAAGGAGCCCTGGGGGGGAGCCAGGACGCCATGGCTAAAGCTCTTGGTTCTACCGAAGCTCTGCAGGGAGCCATAGCATTGACGCAAGATGGATTTAAAAGTTTTGCAGAGACCTTTGGGAATGGTCTTGAAGGGGTGACCGCGCAGGCGCGAGCCGTCCAGCTTGAATCCATCGAGGCAAAAATGAAACGCCTTGAGGCGGCTTCCAGCGCTCTGCAAGCGCAAATCGGTGGGGACGTGAACGAGATCAAGGGCTTCTTCATGGACGTGAAGATAGGCTTCCTTGAGAACTTCGTGGCACCGCTCATGAATAGTCCGGTCGGCCCGGCAATATCCAAGATCACCGCCTATGTCGGCATGGGCGCCAAGGCGGTCCTCGACATGGGCTCCGGAGCCCTTAATACCGCCGCTCAGCTGTCCGTCTTGACGGCCAACATCCAGAACGCCGGGGGTATCGCGAATCTATTCAAGGGTACGCTCGGCCTGCTCGGGGCACCGTTCAAGTCGGTGATCTCCCTCGCGGGCGGATTCATCGCCAAGCTCTTCGGAATCGGGGCTTCCTCGGCAGCGGCCGCAGGTGGCACTGGTGCCTTCGGCGCAGCCAGCGCCGGAGCTTCCGGCGGAATCGGCATCGCGACCGGAGCAACCACCGCCTTCGGCGCGAGCATGTGGGCGGCCGTCCTACCGGTCCTTGCCGTTGTCGCGGCTATCGCCCTTGTGGCTGGGGGCGTCTACCTCCTCGTGAAGAACTGGGACGCCGTCTCCGGATTCTTTGGGCGCATGTGGGAGGGCATCAAGGGAATATTCTCATCCGCTTGGGATTGGCTTGTGAACCTCTTCAGGAGTGGGGTCGAATGGATCAAGGGTGTCATCTTCGGCGCGTCCGACTGGATCCTCGCGGCGGTCGCCCTGTTCATGCCGTTCATCGGGATCCCGGCGCTCGTAATAAAACACTGGGATGGCATCAAGACCTTCTTCGTCGAACTATGGGGTAACGTGAAGACCTCCTTCACGAACTTCCTTTCCTGGATCGGCGGCGCCGTCGAGGCGTTCATAGCCCCGTTCAAGAAGATCGCGGGCGGCATATCCGACTTCTTCGGGAAGCTCTTCGGAGAGGCGAAGGATTCGGGGGCGAAGCTCACCGATACTTTCGCGCAGGGAATCCAGGGCAACGCGGGCGCGCCGTCCGCCGCCTTCGGCTCTTCCCTGCAGGGTATCGGCGCCCAGATGCCGCACTCGGACGCCGACGAGGGACCTCTTTCCCGGCTCACAGCTTCCGGCCGGGCGCTCACGGATACGTTCGCCTCTGGCATGGACCCCTCGACACTAGAACAGCGGGCGACCGTCGCCTTCCGGGCCGCCATGCCAAAAGTAGAAATCCCTTTTGTCGCCGCGAACGCGGAGACGACCGGTGCGGCCGCAGGTCCGCAGACAATCCGTATCGAGAATCTCTATCTGCAGGCCGAGGATTGCCGAACCCTGTTCGACTTCATCCGCCAGATCCAGCACGCGGTCTATAGGCCCGAGGAGGTTCCCGTATGATGCTATCCGTCGACTCCGAACAGGGCATCATCAAGGTCGGCTCACCGCCCAAGAAGCTACCGGGCATTCTGGAATCCATCGAAATCGGCGGATCGCTGAT